GAACCACTTGAAGCAACTTCTCCAGTTGTTACAAGAATAGTTGATGCAGCTCCTAATGTCGCAGTTGTACTTGATTTTCCACCACCACCCTCTGCAAATAAAGCTAACTTAAAAGCGTTACCTCCTGTTGCAAAATTATGAGTTCCTTCTAAAAGTTCCTTTTTAAAAGAACTACACATTGCCTGTGCTATCGCCATTATAATCTCCTTATTATGTTTGCTAAGTCTGGCTGACCAGCTTCTTTTATTGTATGAACTATTGTAGCTCTTTCTTCTCTTCTTGCCAAATCAACATAATATCGTAATATGTCTTGTACCTTATCAGCAAAAACATGTGCTTGTTCTTTAATAGCTGGAGGAGCAGAATCAGAGATATATACAATTTTATTTGTAGCCATTTCTGCTATTTGATCATTTGATAAACCACCGTTATCAGAGGTCATTACACTTACAGCCCCAATTTCTGCTACACTTAAATCAAACATGGTCATGTCTCCCAAATATAATTGGATTACTTTCTACGGGTTCTGGAGAAGGAACTTCTGATTGTTTTGTTATTAATAAACTTCCTTGATCTACTGTTTGCACTAATGGATCCTCCAACCTATGGTAGCCATATAATTTTTCGTTATCAGGAACATTAGTGTCTAATAGTCCTGATTTTTGTGCTATTTCTAGTTTTATACCTCTTGAAATAGCAGTAGCACACCAAAACTCACAGCATGCTCTTCCTGCTTCGGCTATGTTTACATCTTTATACGAATAGTCAATACCATACAAGTGAATTTTTTCTACCTTTTTCCATATTGCATAAGCGATAGCATAAGCAACGGTATTATTAAAATAACAAATTCCTAAATCTAGTGCTATTTCTTTTAGTGGATAAAGTTCTAAAGTTTTTATTCTCGTATCTAATTCACATGTAATAATTGGGTTTTTATTGTTCTTTAAAAAAGCCCGTGCTACTTGTGTTTGAGAACCAGCGTTTTCTGTATCTAAAAACCTTGACACAGGATCCATCATAAATGTTTTATCTACATGTAAGATTTCACCAATACAATTAATTCCCCAAATTTCATCAAACTTATGAGACGCTATTCTCGCAGAAATAAAATCTGAATAACTTGACCCTAACCCTACTATAGCTACATTCATGTTCTTTTACTTTCTGGTAAGCCCCTACGAAAAGCATCAGAATTTTCTCTTGCCTCTGCGTAATCTTTTAACCTACTAAGGGCTTCTAAAAACTTATCGTTGTATAATTTCATTATATCAGCTTCACCTTTCATGAAAACATAGGCTTCAGCTAAACTGCCATACAGCATAGCGTTTGGAGCGTTTTCACTTAACCATGTTTCGACTATATCTGCAGTCGTAGAAACAACAACTCCTGTAGCTCCACTTGAATTTCCAGTTACTGTTTCACCAACAGTAAAATCTATAGGTGGGATAACAACATTAAAGTTAGTAGTCGTTGTAATAAAATTAATTTTTGAAATAGCCCCACTAGTTCCTCCAGTTAAAGTGTCTGCTTCTGTAAAAGTGCCAGAAACACTACTCACTACAAGAGTTGTTTTACTTGCTGTTAGGCTTGCTGGTCTAAAGTAATAATGAAGTTCAGCAACATAACTAGCATCAGGAGTAGGTGCTAAAATAAAATTATCTGTATCAAAAATAGCATAATATTTTGGCGTTCCTGTAATCGTCGTGTTAGGGTTATACTGTTGAACATAGTTCACATCTTTTTGTGATAAAAATTCTTTTAAACTATTCTTTGTAATAGAAAGGCTAAAGGAAGCCAAGTAATCTTCTGGTACAGCTAAAAATTGATTTGAAGAAGAAGTTGTTCCAGAAACATTTTTACGGAAAAATTCTAAATCAACTGTTTTAAATATTCGTTCTTCTGCCGATTTTATATAATCGGGAATATGAGAAACAAATGTTGTCTCTTGGTTTTCTGCATAATCTTTTATAGCGTTTCTTAATGTTGTAAATGTAAAGCTCATGATGTTTCTACCGTAACACTACCTACACTTGCAGTAGCTCCAAATGTTGTTAATTTTTGTCCTAGTATACCTAATCCTGTGTTTGTATAAACTATAAAAGCAAAAAAATCTTCTGAAGTTTCTGGTCTACTATCTCGTAAACCCTGCCCATCTGGAGATTTACGACGAGGCTCTAGTTGTTCGTGCTTTCGTTCAAACTCTGAGGTATGAACAATTAAACCATTCCATTCTTTTACTCTTTGGTTGTATGGAAAACGCATACCACTTCTATCGGATATAAAGTAGGCATGTTTTCCTTTTGCGAAAGGCATTTATATATACCTTTCATAAGGAAGAAGTTTTAAACTAGTTCTATCTCTATCTTCTGTTGCTGCTCTATCAAATTCCTCATCATAAATAGTTTTTAGAACTTGAATTCGATCGGGAGCTTTTTTTATTGCAAGATAATAAGCTAATCCTGCAGCAAGACAAGGATAAAACCTAAAAGGAACTTCTACTGTATTAGTAAAGCCATCAGCATCTTCTATTCTGGTTAGCCTATCGTAAACTAAACTGTATGTTTTATCAGGAGTTGGCCAGAGTCTTATTTGTGGGGTAACTTGCCTGTCTATATAAAATTGGGTAGGTCGTGACTCGCTTAGTTTACTTGATATGTTTATATATGTATCACGACCTATTCTAGTAAGAGATGTGTCCGTTTGCGAAGCAGTTCCAGCGTTTTCTCTTATAACAGCTGATAAAATATCAATACTGTCTGAACCTAAACTATATTCTGAAGTTCCGTCTGTAATAGTAAGTGTAGTTTGCGTAATAGTCCAACGATTTAAGCCACGATTAGCCCAGTCAGCAAAAAGTAAATTCAAAGACCTTTTTGCTGTTTTTAAATCATAACCTGTTCGTACTTCTAAACCACACCGTTCAAATGCTTCTTCTATATAGTCATCAACGGATAATTCAAAATTAGATGAACCAGAAGTTGCCATCTATTTACGCTTTTTATTCATGGAGCCACCCATAGCCATTTTTCCCATATAGCCACCACCCATATAGCCACCCATCATTTTCTTTTCGATCTCACCATCCATATAGCCACCCATAGCCATTTCACTTACATCTACAGATTTTCCTGGATTTAATTCTTCAACTATTTGCATCGCTGCAGCAAGGTCTTTACCTGTCAACTTTCCAGTTTCTCTTGATTTAGCTAAAGCAAAAGCCTTATCTAATTTACTCTTTTTTCTTCCTGAATCCATTCCTGGCATTTTATGCACTCCCTGTTTTATTTATATTTTTTTCTTTTTCTTGCTTTTAGGAAAACCAGCTTTCATATTATTATAGGCTGCTTTTGTAATAGTCGAGTCTTTTTTCTTACGTGAAATGCCTTTTTTCTTTCGAGCATTGATATTTGCATATAACGACATTATACTTTCACACTCCTTTTCTTCTTCTTCTTCTTTGCTAATAGTTTTAAATCTGCTCCTGTAATTTTATTTCTTGGAGGAGCAACTGCTGCTAATTTCTTTTGTTTTGGTGAATATTTAGTAACAGGCATTTTCTTTTTCCTTTTTTGAGGAGGTTTATCTATCTGTTGTTGCATAGAAGATCGAGCAATAACCATTATATTAACTGCTCCAAGCCAGAAGCTACAACAATTAAAGTTACTATCATCCATAACCTATTATCTAATCTTTTTAAATGGTCTTGAATATCAGAATATCTTTTGTCGCAAGACTCTTCATGCTTTTCTAATAATTTTAAAACTTCTTTTGCAGTCATTAGCATTTCCACCTTTTCCTTGCTTGTCTTAGACGACTATTAGGATCTTTTGCTGCTTTTGGAAACTTTTTCATTTGCCCAGCACTTCTTGCACAAAATGATTTCCTCCTTTTAGCGTCTTTACTTCCTGCTTTAACTTTTCCAGTTACTGCCGTTTTTAACTTACTTCCAGGATTGGCTTTTCTATAGGCTTTTACACCTTTTGTGGTCATACCAGCCCCAGATTTAGTAGCTCGAAAATTACCAGACTTTACAGAAGTCTTTATTGGCTTTTCTTTTCTTTTTGTCTCAGCCATCTCTACCTCTATGCGAAGAAGAACGTCATCATATCTACTGTACCAACCGTGTATCTAATACTTAAGCCACTCTCAAATAAA